ACCGAAGATATATTATACCAGATGTTGTTGCAAAATTCCCAACAAGGTGATAAAGCAGCAATGATGGCTGTTGTAGAAATATATAATAATCCAAAACAAATGGGTAGCATATTAGAAAAATATTTTACAGCACAAGGAGAAGAGCCAAGCCCTGAAGAACAAGCTTTGATGCAAGCACAACAACAAGCACAGGCAGCTCAAACACCACAAGGTCCACCTAACTTAGCTGCATTGTTAGGAGGTGTAAGTGCCTGATATAAATCAAGAGTTTGCAAAAATTATTGCACAAAATTATACAGTAGAAGAGCAACCTATGTGGGAAGCTAATTCTGAATTAATTAACAATAATCAACAGTTTCAAATAGAAAAAGTTATTGACATTATGACAGTAGCTTATATTCCTTTAGTAGGAAGAATAGATATTTTAATTGTTCCTGATGATTTTGATTATGGAGAAGATTATGGCTAGACAAGCAAAAAGAAAATATGCATCTGAATCTTATGGTGATTCTAAAGAATTACTAGAACAACAAGCTGGTGCAGAAATGTTTAAAGAAGAGCAACCTAATGTACAACCTGTGCAAGAACAAGCACCTGTGCCTGTTCCAAGAATAGATGCACTTCCTTTAAATAGACCTACTGAAAGACCATTTGAATCAGTAGCACAAAATAATTTAAATCAATTTGGTTCTAGTTTACAAATGGACAAAAACTTTATACTAAGGCAAATGTATGCTGTACTACCAAGTTCAGATATATTAGCTTTAATGGATGATGGAGTTACTTAAATGGCGTGGGAGTGGAGTTTTCCATCTCCGTATCAAGACGCTCTTGATTCAGAGTTTGTAAAACAAAGAAAAAACCAAGCACAAGAACTTAGAAATTACTTCTCTCAAAACGATATAGCACAAAACCTAATAGGTATATCTCAAGAATATGGGTTTTTACCTACAGACGTACAGGTTGCAAGTGCTATGGTTGGTCTTACTAAAGATAGTCCTGAGTTTACACCTATCGTAAAATCATATATGGAAAAAGAAAGAAGTTGGTGGGAAAGCATAAAAGCATCTGGTAGAGGTGCAATTAGAGGTGCTTTTGTAGGTATGGAATCTGCTAGCCAGTTTGTAAAAAGATTTGGTACTGCAGGTATGAGATATTATTCTAAAAAACAACAAAACCCATTATTGTTTTTTACTGGTATAGGTACAGCATTAGCAGCAATTAATCCTGACTTTCATACAGAATTAAAAAATACATTTGAAGAAACAGGACCTACACTAGCAGGTAGAGCTTTTAGAGAAATAAAAAAAGGTAACAAAGTTAATTTAGGTGAAGGTTACTTTGGAAACTCTACATTAGCTGAAGATACAGAAGTTTATAAAGAATTAGTAGGTAGAGGTGCAGACCCAGAAATTGTCAGAGAAGAAATACAAAAACAGCTAGGAACACCTTTATCACAACCTACAATACAAGATAGAGAAAAAGCAGCACTAAGTTATCAAGGTAGAAAAGGTACTGTTAAATTATCTCCTGGTCGTGTAGCTGCTGTAGAAATATTTGAACCAGGCAGTAAAGCATTTAAATTTATGTCAGGTGTTATTGATGGTGCTTATACTATATTTACAGACCCTACAACTTATTTAGGTTTAGGTATATCTAGAGCAGGTAAAGCAGTAAGAACATTTACACCTAATAATAAACCAGGTCTTATAAATAAAGCTGTTAGAGCAACAGTTCATCAACCTACTGCAAAAGAATTTTATACATCACAAACAGGTAGAGATATTGCAGATTTATTTGTAAGAGCTAGTACATATGATGAAATAGACATATTAACAAAAGGTCAACTTAAAAATTTAGATAACGGTGCTATTATCGGCAGACAACTTAGAGATGCAGATAACGCATCAGAAGTACAAAAAATACTTATAGAAACTACACAAGACAATTTAGCATTTAACAAACGTCTAGATTCTAACTCTTTAATATTTAAAGGTAAGTTTTCTAGAGCAGCAGGCAAAGCATACTATGGTTCAGATTATGGAGCAGGTGGATTTAGAACTGCTATGAAATTAAACAATCAAGATTCTAAATGGGGTAGGTTGTTTCAAGAGTTTCCTGCACCAAGATTGCACGCTAATGATTTAAATACAACTTTTTTTGAATTAAAAGCTTGGATGAAATTTGCAAAAGTAGATGATGAAGTTGCTGTAAAAGCTTTAGATAGAATTGCAGATGGTATGGAAGACCCTGCTATTACTGCACTAGCAGATATACCATTTGATGCACAAACACCATATGACCCTAGACCTGCAAACTTAGCTAAGTTATCTTTAATACTTGATGTCATAGGTGGTGATGATGGTGTATTTACACATATAGCTGAGAAGTTTAAAGCTTTAGAATTACCAGACGAGTTGGTTAAAGGTATTAAAAAGTTTATGGGTTCTGTTGATGAAACTAGAAAATACTTTAGAACAAATATGTCAGAAGAGTTTTGGCAAGGACAAAAACTAGATATTGTAGATAGTCAAGGTAATGCAATACTATCTCAACAGTTTGAACTAGAAAAAGCTTTAGAGATTGTAGAAAGAGTTGCTGAAAGAGCTGGAGTTAAAAAAGTAGAAGTAGGTGGCAGAAGAAGATTAATTAGAGATGCTAGGTCAGAACTTGAACAATTAGAAGATGCAGCAGGCACAGGAAATATTATTAGAGGTTGGTCAAGATATGGTGATGAAGGTGTAGAAACATTTGAAGTATCTACTGCAGGTGATGAGTTAGGTAAACAATTTTCTGCATTCAATGCAAAGTTTGCAGATGGTGATTCAGTAGAACTTAAATGGGCAAAAGCTAAAGGATATACCAGCATTAAAGCTGCTAAAGGTAATGAAGCAGTTGATGCTGCTGGAAGGGTTATAGATAACTTTGATTACTATCCTAGATACAAAAAAATATGGGATGCTTGGGCTGATGAAAACCCAGACTTAGTAGAACAACTAGCAGTAAAAGCTAGAGGCAAACAACTTACAGATAAGTTTGCTAAAACAGATAATTCACAAGCTAGGGCATTAAGTGAAATTATTAATGAAAGATTTGGTAAACAAAAAATAGAAAACATAGTTGGTGAAGGTGAACCTATACCAATGTTTTTTAAAGTTAAAAAAGCAGATACACCTTTTGCAAATAAAGACACTAACACTATGGAACTTATTATGCAGGGTAAAAGAACATCTACAACTAGGTCATTAGCAGGTTATAAAGGCGCACCTGAAGTAGGGCAAATTAGACAACTCTTTGACCAAACAACAGGTAGGAAAGTTTTAGTTCGTGTAAATAACGTTGAAACACTTCCAAAAGATTTATTTACAAATCCTAAATTAGAAGATAGAGCTAGAGAAATTGCTAAGAAAGAAGGATATACATACGAATATTACAAGCGTGAAATATCTAGAAAAGATTTCTTTAAAAAAGGTGAAGCAGTTCGTATAGATTATGAATTAGCTGGTCCGAATAATATTATTGATGATTTAAATGTTCCTTCTATGAATTTTCTTAAAGATGATTTTCTAGAAGAAATATTACCAGAAGCTACTATAGACAGGCTAGACCCAGAGATGGAAGTGCTTGTAAAGAAAGTAAGTAGTGGTGGTCAAGAAGGTGTTGACTTTTTAGGTTTACAAATAGCAGATGATATAGGTATTGAAACTGGTGGTGTCGGTATGCCTGGTCTTACACAACGTACAATTAAAGATGGTAGATATGATAGCAATGCAGGTCAGTTATTAAAATACAATGTACAAGATTCAGTAGATGACGCTATTAAAAGCACTGAAAATAGCCTGGCTAGGTTAGAAAAAAGAATAGCAGAAAATACTGAAGGTCTTAAATATAAAGAAACATTTAAAATAGAAAGATTAGACCCTAAAGAAAGAGCTAGATATTATCAAATAGTTCAAAAGAAAAAATACGGAGAGTTAACTGAAACAGAAATAGCTGACAGGATTGCATTAGAAGTAAAAGCAAAAGGCGGATTAATTAAATTTGATAAAAGAGAAGATGCAGTAAAAGCCTTAGAAGAATATATGAAAACAGCAGAAAAAGGTGGTGGTGATGTTGGACTTCTTAAAAAACAAATTATTTTAGAAAATGAAGTAAACAGATTAACAAAAAAAGTTGAAGAAGAAAAATTAAAGAAAATAGATAAAGGTATTCTTCCTGAAAAATATACAAATGAACAGCTACAAAAGGCTTTAAGAAATGCTGAACTTGCTGAACAAGAATTAAAAAGAATTAATGTAGAGTTAGAAGGTAAGAATTATCAAGGTGTAGACCAACAAGGCAAAAGAATAAAACAAACTACAGTTAAAGGCAAAGATGTTACAAAAGGCGAAGATAGAAGTGTTAGAGAAATTGTTGATGACTTACAATTTAAAGCAGCAATACTTAGGTTTGTAAAAAATAAAACAATTCAATATGATGCTGTTTATCAACGTAAAGTAAAAGTTCCTAAAGAAGGTGGCGGAACTAAAACTGTAACAAACAACTATAGTTATCCAGTAAAAAGATTTGGTAAAAATGAAACAGACACTGGTTTAAGTCCTGAGTTTAATCCAAGAAAATTTATAGAAGAAGGTGATTATCCAAAACCAACAGGAGATATAAAAATACAAAGAAGAATTATATTTGAAAGTTTTGATGAAAAAGGATATAGAGAATTTTTAAATAATGCAGATGAGTTACTTACAGATGCACAAGTAAAATTATTTCGTACAAAACAAGAATTAGCAAAAAATAGCGATAGGATAATGTTTCGTGGTAATGATGTTAAGAATTTTATAAGATTACAAGACGAATTAAATACATTAACTGGTGGAGATATTGGTGCTATGAAACCAAGAGCAAGAGATTACAAATTTAGAACTGAAAAAAATGTAGATGACAATGATGTAACAATAGTTGCATTTAGAAAAAGCCAACTTACAAAAGGTGGTGGTGGTACTGCTAAAACAATATTGTACGCATCTAGAAACAAATGGGTAGGACCAGAGTGGAGAGATGAAGTTGCAAAAAATATAGACAATTATAATACAGGTGTTTTTAAAAAGACACTTAACAAACCTTTGATACTTATTGATTTAGAAAATCCAAATCTTACAGACGACTTTATTGTAGAAGCACAAAAGCTTCTTAAAAACAAAACAGTTAATATTGCAGGACCTGCTGGATTTAAAGACAGAGATGTCCTAGAAAGTGTTCTTAAACCATTGTTTATTAAAAGCAAAGCTCCATTTAAGAAAACAGAAAAAGGTTCTAAAGTAATACAGAATGCAAAGGTAACACCACAACAAATACTTAGCTTCTTTGAAAACAAAGTACAGAACTATGAAACAATGGAAAGAATTAGTGAACAGTTATTTAATGAAGCACAAATTGAAAACATTGCAAAGATATCAGGCAGACCTACAGCTCAACTTATTGCAGAGTATTTAGGTACTGACGCAATACCACTTCCTGATGCAAGATTATTTTTAAGAGTATATTCTCCAGCAAGAGAGTTTTGGATGAGAGCAGCAGGTAAAGGTAAATTAATACCACAAAGACTTGCAGGTTTACAAGCAGATGAAGTTATAGCTTCAGAGTTTGAAAAAGAACTAGCTAAACCAGTATCTAGACTTTATGAACTTACTATTAAAGATGACAGAAGCGTGTCAGAAACCGCAGAGCTTATGGTTAGAAATGCTAGAAAAAGATTTAAATTAACAAAGAATGAAGAAGATGCAATAGTTAGAGAGTTAACTACAGGTTACTTAGGAATGATAGGCGATTCATATATGAATAAAGCTTGGAAGCCAGCAATACTTTTAAGAGCTGCTTGGACTTCTAGGGTTGTTGGTGAAGAACAAATTCGTATGTGGATGGATAATTTAGACAATGTATTTAGCCATCCGTTATCTGCATTTGCTTGGATAATGGGTAAAGACCAAAGAAGAATAGCTCATAGAATTAGAGGTTATGATGAAGATGAATTTGTAGAAAGACTTATAGCAAAAGGCGTATACGATATAGAAGGCAATACTATAGGAGAAGGTATAGAACACGGTGGTGCAATGACTACATCACACGGAGGTGTACTTGACCCTAATGAATCATTTGCTAGACAAGGTTCTTTTTTAGAAGTTAATAAAACAGATATTGATAAATTTTATGGTGGTGCAGCAGGAGAGGTTATACAGTTAGGTGATGACCCTATAGCTGCTGAGATAGCATATACACTTACAGGATTTAATGGAACATTTAGAGGTGAGTTAATCTCTATGAAGAAATTTACACCAGCTATTGTAAAAAATAATCCTAATAAAATGTTTGTATTTGGAGATAATATAGCTAGAACAGGTAAAGGAGGGCAAGCTGTTATTAGAGGTAATCCTAATATTATAGGAGTTCCAACAAAACATTCTCCTAGAAAGTTTTTTACTGATGATGATTATGATGTAGCTGTAGAAGCTATTGATGAAGCATTTCAAAAGATAGATGAAGCAAGAGGTCTTGGTAAAGTAGTTGTATTACCTGAAGATGGTTTAGGTACAGGCTTAGCACAACTAGAAGAAAAAGCACCAAGAATAAACAACTACTTACAAAGAAAACTTAAAGCGTTAAAAGAAGAACAAATTGAAGCTGTGCTTGATGAAACTCCATCTGCTGAAGATGGTATTAAAGAAATTAAAGATAGATTTTGGGATGGTGATTTATCTGATTGGAGAACATCTTACACTTATGGTTCAGATGAAATAGGTAAATATCAAAAGATAAGAATGCTTACAGACAGAAAAGCTGCAGATGCTTATATTGATGGTATTGTTGCAAGAATACATTACAAAACTGGTGGACACTTTGAAACAAAAGAAGTTTTTGAAGATGGAACATTTAAAGTATTACATAGGTCAGATGGTTCTACTGGTAAAGCTGTAACAAGAACATCTCCTACAAGTATTATTGTTCACGATATTATAAAGCCAGGAGATGATGAATTAATAAGACACATAGCTTTTGGTAAAAGAATACAAGCTACTAGAGATATGATACCTGCTGGTAAACCAACTAGATTAAAAATAGGTGTTGACCCTGACGGCAATCCTATAGAAATTACATTTGGTAGAAACCAAACACTAGATGACCACAGAACTTACAAAGGACACATAGCAAAAATAGATAAAGAAAGAGAAATTTATGGTGCTTATCATACTATGAAGAAATCAACTTATGATATAAATGCACAAACTATTAATAAGTATGACAAAGTGTTAGAGAATTTGTTTACAACATTAATGGCAGTTCCTACTAACAGACTATCAAGGTCACCAGCATTCAGACAATATTACTGGAGATTTATAGAAGAGAATGGTGCATATTATGACGAAGCATTGAAGAATGAAATTATAAGTATGGCTAATATGAAAGCTTCTAAGTGGGTAAAGAACTCTGGTGAAACTGCAAGAATACTTAAAGGTACAAAACCTATCAGAGATGGTGATGCAAGAATACTTGGTGTAGAAAACATTAGTGAATTAGATGACGCAGCTAAAGCCTATGCATTGTCTGAAACAAAAAGATTACTATATGATTTAAATAAAAGACACGTTGTATCTGATATGTTAAGACTAGCTTTTCCATTCGCAGAAGTTTATCAAGAGATTATAGGTACTTGGTCAAGATTAATTAATCAACAAAAACTATTAGCAGGTCGTAAAGTACAACGTGTAATTCAAGGTGCTAGAGGTTCAGGAGAAGAAGGAGAGGAAGGTTTCTTTCATACAGATGAAATGTCAGGAGAAGAAATGTTCTTTTTCCCTGGTACAGAGTTACTTACAAACTATATGTTTGGAGAAGAAGAAAATAGACTAATGACAAATCCTATTACTGGAGATGCTATGGAAGCACCAGATGTCAGGATAAAACTAGAGGGATATTCTTCTTCTTTAAATATGGTTGCTGGTAATCCTGTTCCTGGCTTAGGTCCATTAGTTGCAATACCTGCAGGTAAGTTGTTACCAGATACAGCATTACTAGATAAGATATTCTTTCCATATGGTAGAGAAGAAGGCTCTCCAATAAGTCCTTATACTTATTTAGATGCAATGATACCTTCTTGGTTAAAGAAAGTATTTTCTATAACTGGTGCAAGTACGCCTGAAATAAAAAGAACTTATGCTAATACCTACAAAGATGTATTAAGAATGTTAATTACTACAGGTTTGTATGATGATTCTACTAGAGCAAAACAACAAGATGCTATGAAAAAAGCAGAAGAGATTGCTACTAGATTGTCTTGGATTAGGGCTGCTGTACAATTCGCAGCTCCTACAGGTGCAGTAATAAGATATGAAATAGAAACTACACCTGGTGGTTCATTATATCTTGACCCTGCTGAGTTTCAAGAAAGTGACCCAGATGGTTATTACTTTGGTATGTCTATATATGCAGACGCATATTACAGAATATTAGCTAAATATAAAGGCGACCAGTTAGCTGCTACTACTGAATTTGTAAATCAATTTGGTATAGACCCTACTGCATTGTTAACTTCTAAATCAAAAGAAATACAGAAACGTTCATATACAGAAGTAGGCGGTAGGTTTACTAGAGAAAACCAAGAAGTATTAGATAGATATCCTAACATTGGGTATTATATATTTCCTGATAACCCACTAGATGAGTTTGATTTTACTTCTTGGGCTAATGCATTTGCAGAAAGAGATAGGGTAGATATAGATGAAGATGAGTATGTTGCAGCTATTAGAAATGCACAAGGTAGATTAGCTTACGAATATCAAAGAAGATTGTTATTTGATACACCTGCATACGCTAATGTTCCAAGTAAGAATAAGTTTGAAATGCTTACTGCTGTTAGAAATGCATTGATACAAGAGTATCCAGGTTATGGTATAAGTTCTACAATACCTACTTCTATGGATGTAGAAGCAAAGATTAGAGAATTTGAAGATATGTTAAGACAAGATGGTGAAACAAACATAAAGTTACCAGATGGTAAAACAACGAAACTAAAACAACTTCCTGCAGTACAAGGTGCTATAGCATATATGGAACAAAGAAACAGGTTATTAACAGAAGCTAGACTTGTATTAGGAAGTAATGTATCATTACAAAGAGAAGAATTAGTAAGACAAAGAACAGCTCTAAGACAACTTGCACAGCAATTATTCTCAGAGTATCCAGACTTTTACTATGTGTATCTTGACTTATTTAAGTATGAAGTTGAAGAAGAGTTCGTAGATACAACACTATACGGAGGCTCGTAATGGATAGAGAAGAAAAAAAGTATCAACAAATAGGTTTTACAATAAGAACTATTTATGATGCTATTGGTCAAGGTATTGCAGATTTTGATGATTTACAACGTATGTTTATTAAAGCATTACCTGATATGCCTAAGAATGTTGTTGAAGATATTATAAAAGGTTTACAAGTAGGCATTGACCAACAAGTTAAAGCACAATTAGCTTTAGGTGGATTTATGAGTGATGAAGTAAACCTAGAGAGGTCAAAGAAATTAACTCAAGCATTTTTGTCTGGAATAACTGGACAAGACCCAAATGAAATAACAGTAGATGTAGATGAAAGTGATTTAAAAAGAGAAGCAGATGCTGAGTATGCTTCTGCATTAAATCTCACAGAAAGACAATACGAGTTTGAACCTACTGTTACAGACAGAGGATTAGCAGACGCAGCTTGGGAAAAGTATAAAGAGACAGGTGATGCTGATGCTTTGCTTACTGCATTAGAAACTGTAGACTTTACTGACCAAACAGCAGCAGGACCAGGTTATACATTTGGTGAACGATACGCATCAGGTATGTTGCAGTATTACGGACTTCAAGATGATTTGCAGTTAATAAATTACAAGGAAGCCGCAAAGAATCAAAACCTTGTACCAGTATTTAACTTTGGTATTGCTTCATCATTCCTAGCAGGATTAGAACCAGGAAGAATAGCAAACATACAAGATAAACTTATGAGAGCTGGATTCTTACAACCTGGCTCATATGTATTAGGAACTATTGGAGAAATAGGAACAGCAGGAGAAGATGCAACAATAGAAGCATTAGAATCTGCATTTAGTTATTTAAACACTAAACCTGAATATGGATTAGATGTTAATGATTTAAGAGAAATTAATTTACTTTCTGGTGGAGAAGAAGGCGTGTTCTTAGGATTTATGAGAAACTATTTTGAAGAGATTATAGAAGAAGTACAACTAAGAGACACTAATCCTATTATTACAGCACCAGCTTTGATAGCACAAGCTAATCCAGATTTTATTAAATTTAATGTTAATCAAACAGTTAGAGAAACTATAGGTGCAAATCCTAGTATGAGAGATTATCAAGTTATAGCAGATTGGGCTAATGGAGAAATAGAAAGATTAGGCGCTGCGTATGTAGAGTCAAGAAGAGTTTATGAACAAGCTAGAGTTGATATGGCTTCACAGGCATATCAAGACCAAGTTGCAGGTACACAACAGGACTATTATTTACTGCCACCAGCAATGTCAGATGATGATGTTTCATCAGCATTTTCTACAGGGCTAGATGAGTTTGTATATAATTACTTCAAACCACTTATTGATGAAGGTAAAGAAGCACAAGCGTATCAACAAGGACTTGGTGTCGCTATAGCGAGTTTAAGTAGATAATGGATTACGAAGTTCCACCAGCAATCATAGAAGTAGTTGAAGAACTTGAAGGCTATAGTGATACAGCATACTATGACAAAAACAATGTTCTTACTATTGGCTTTGGACATACAAACGCAACAGATACTTTTAAATTCAATGAGGACACTGTAATAGATAGAGAACAAGCAATAGACATTTTAAGTAAGGATTTAGCTGAAGCTAGAAAATATGTATCGCAAATGCTTGAGAATAGAAATTTAAAAGTAAATGATGATAGGTTTGATTATATGGTTTTGGTTTATTTTAATAGACCTTGGGCATTAAGAGATACTATAGATGTAATAGCTGAAGGACATATCAAAAGTATTAGAAGTAGTCAAGAAAAAGCATACGAAGATAAAAGGGGGGAAGCACCTCCTAATTGGTTTATGAGCAGATTAGACAAAGAAGAAGCAGCTATGACAAATGTTATGGGTGGATTTATAGGTCCTAAAGACCAAGCTGAAGGGGAAACATTGAATCCTTTACCTGATACAATAACTTATATGTATGATAAAGACGGCAATAAAAGTATGGTAGACGCAAGTATAGTAGATGAATTAGTAGAAAGCGGTAGGTATTTTAAAGAGCCTCCTGTAAAAGAAGAAGAGCCAGATGTGCCAAACACTAGGTTTCCTAGAAAACCTATGAAGTTATTAGATAATTTTAAAGGAAAGATATACACACTATGACAGAAACTAGCTGGAAATATTCTAATAAACCTACACCAGATTTAATTTATTTTGATGCAGATACAGGAAGATATTACTACTTGTATGATGCTGGTGATTTCATAACATCTGAAGAAGGTGATGAAAAAGTATATATATCTTATGATGTAGGTACAGTAAAGCCACACGGATTAACCAACGATAGAGAGCTACCAGAGTTTGTATATGAAGCACCAGGTGTTTTATTAGGACATACAGCTTTAAGTGCTACATACATATCTAGCAACTTTGATGATATGGATGGATATAATCCAGCAGAAGCATTTGAAGCTACTATAGATTTATATAAAGATTACGCACCTTGGTTTTATGAAGTACAGAAAGATGAAGAAGGTAATGTAACTGGCGCACCAGGTATGTCATTGTTGTTAGAACATTTGTGGTTGAACAGACCAATAGATGAAAATGACCCAAGATTAAAAGAATTAAAATCTGATTGGACAGTTGGTCAAATACAATTTATAAATGCTGGTGGATTAAAGAATAATGATTACGATACAAACATTAGGTTAAGAGAACTTAGAGATGTAAAGACAGATGAAATAAATGCTGTTCTTACAAAGATAGGTGTAAACGTAGATGATTTTAGTGAAAGTAATTTTGAAGGATATCAAAACTTAATAGAGGTATATACAAAAGGATATTTAAATGCTGCTAATATTGACGACTTTATAAAACATTACACAGGTATAGAAGAACTAGCACCAGAAGATTCTAGGTACTTGTCATTTAAAAACATTATAGAAATGGAAGTTGATGGTAATTTAACATTTGACTTAGGTACTTTAGATTTTAGAAAAACAAAAGAAGCACAAAGACTAGGTCAAAGATATTTAGGTGTATTAAAGTATGACACACTAGATGAAGATACAAAAAAAGAAATTGCTTACTTAGTATCTACTGACCAGACAGATGCTGCTGAAATGAAGCTACAAGCTTTGTTTGATAGTGACCCATACTTTGAAAGATTTTCTGGCAAGGGATTAAACTACGGACAAATAGTTGGACCATACAAACAACTATATACTTCTATATTTGGAGATTCTCCAGATGAAACAGATACTTATTTTTTAGAAACACTAAGTTTAGGTTTTCAAGATGCAGGTAAATCAATGAGAAAAAAAGCATACGAAACTGGTAACGAATATTTTGGGAGAACAGTTGCTTCTTCTATGAATAGGAGTTTAGGTGGTAATGTGATAAGGGGTATATAATGGCAGATAATACATTTGTAGATAAGAACGCACCTAAAGGCGGAAGGCAAGTAACAATATATAAAGATGGTGCTGTTCGTACTGCTCAGTATTACAGAAGAAAAAATGAAAAAAAGTCTGAACTTTCTAGATTAACACAAGATGAGGGTTGGACTACACAAGAACCTGTAGATGAAACTGCAGTGGACTTTACACCACAACAAGCACAAGTATTAATGCCTTGGCTAACTAAGTTAGCACCAGTAGAAGGCAGAAAACTAATAGACGAGTATGTTGCAGGATACATAGAAAGCGGTGAAGATACATTTGCATTAGCAAGAATGAGGTCTAGTGATAGTTATGAAAAAGTATTTCCTGGTATAACAAGAGATGATGGCTCACTTAGAATGTCTGAAGCTACATACTTACAGAATAAAGAAGCAGTATTAATACACTTTAATGAGTATGGTATTGGTGGATATGGCGCACAAGTTATTGATACACTATTTCCACAACTTGTACAAAATAATGTTAACCCAGATGAACTAGCTTCTAGATTATCTGTCACTTCAAGACAGCTAGATAACCTAAGTCCTGAACAAAAAAGAGGTGTACTCTCTGCTTATGAAGAATACTATTCATCTGAGCTAGGAGAAGTTATAGAATTAGATGATGCTGCATTAATACCATTGATTGTTGACCCAGAAATAAATGCGGAAGTTTTAAATAGAAGATTAAATATAGCTAGAGTTGGTAATCAATACCAAACAGTTGCAGGAGTTGAAGCTAGTAGAACTTCTATTGAAAGTTTAGTAGGTGCAGGCTTACAAGTATCTGAAGCGCAGAGAACATTTCAAGCTGCTGTTGATAGAGCTTTAATCACAGCTAGGGTTGCAAGACAGCAGCGTAGAGATTCTGCTCCTACATCAATGGAAATACTAGAGGCACAATACTTAGGCAACCTAGAAACATCACAAGAATTAGCAGCGATACAAGCTCAAAATATATCAGAATCAGCAGTCCAACTAGGTGCAGCAAAAACACAAGAAGGTGCTGTAACTGGCTTGACAGAAAAATAATTCTGCTATACTAGATGTAGTGCCTGCCAGGTTCGGCACACAAAATATAGGGCTGGGATTCGGTAACATTGCCAAGGTGTGTTATCTGTCATTCGTAAACCCTTGTGTAAATCCCTTTAATTACCTAGCGATTAATACTATGGGATAAATATATGCTAGAGAAAATGGAGATAATAATGGAAGAAAATACACAACAAGTAAATACTACAGAAGAAGTTGCAGATGAATCTACAGATGGAATCAAACAACTTAGAGAAGAGTATAAAAAGCTTAAAGCTGAGAATAAACAATTCAAAGCACAAGCTATGACCAATGCTTTAGGTCAACTAGGACTAGAAGCAGATAAGGGATTAGGTAAAGCTGTTACAAAACTCTATGATGGTGATATATCTGTTGATGCTATAAAAGATTTTGTTGCTCAAGAGTTTGGAGAAGTTAGTAGTTCCACACAACAGAGTGCAAGTTCTCAAGTAACTGACAATGTAGTTGAAGCTCAATCAAGAGTTGAGCAGCTTAATAAACTTGGTGTAAATGCAGAACCTGTTGATGTAAAATCAGAGTTCTCAAAATTCATTAATGACTCAAACACAAGCACAAGAGATTCTATAAACGCAAAACTGCGAATGTTAGATTCTCTAAAAGAATAATTTATATAGGAGAAGATAAAAATGGCAGAAATATCGTTAACAAACAGTACGATTTATGCACAAAACATTAATAACTTCACTGGTGAATTGTT